CTTCTAGTTCGGCTGCCTTTTTAAGAGCCTCATCACGAGCTTTAGCCATGCGGTCCATGTTGTCTTTCATTTTGGCTAGTCGTTCTTGAACTTTTTTCTCTAGCTCATCTTCTAGAGAATTGTCATCTGGTTTAGAATCATCAGGTTTTTGTTGATTATCATCTAGATCATCATCTTGATTTTGAGTATCCTCTTCAATCACCTTATCATCATCGTTTACATTATTTTGTTTATCATCACTCATTGTTATTTTCCTTTAAGCACAGCTTAATTGTTTAATTAATAATAATCACGACTATTACAAATATTCATGATTTTCAGTTTAAGGTCCAATACCATACCAATCCAAACCTTCAGTAAGGGGTGATAAAACATCGTCTCTTGTAATTGCATTATCAGGATCAATAAGCCCTTGCTCTCTGGCAAGTCTTACTAATCTGTTATAACTTTGTCTGCTTAGCCCTCTGCGCCGCATCTCTTTAAGAGTGTTTAGAACAGTTTGGCTTTCAACAGCATCTGCGTAAATTTCTCTTAACGCATCTCTTGCTCGGTTAGCTTCTGAGATGTTAGTAAAAAACGCATCGTGAATTGTTGCTGTATCCACGTTATTTCTTCTTCCCCATAAATGAAACCTTCTAACGATAGTTGCATCGTTGCTGTGGTTTCCATTTACACCAAGACCAATCCCTGCATCACCAATAGATGACTTACCTAATAGCCTTGCATCTTCTGCAGCAGATTCATAGATGTTCTGAATTCTACGACCAGTAATAGCGTCTCTGAATTCAATTCTTTCTTGAAGTCTTGGTCTGTATCTTTGTGTCATTACTTTACCATCGAAAGTAACCCAAGGTATGTCAACTTGCTCGGTTTCTGTTACAAACAATCTACCAGCTTGTTTCCAAAAGCTAACGAAATTGTTAGCAATAGGTGCTCTTTCAGATAAGTTTCTTGACATGATTCTAGAAATTTGTGCAAACTCTTGAGGTCCAATTAATCCACGTCTGGTATTGGTCAGGGTTCTTACAAACTCTGCAACATCGGGGTGTATTTCTTCAGCTTGTTTTAATAGCATCCTACCAACAGGTTCATTCCTGTTTATAGATTCAACAAGCTCTCTTCTAAATTGTGTCAGCTCATGAGACAAGGTAGTAGCACCTGCTCTATCAGCTAACTTAATTCTTCCATCAATAATTCTTAAATTAGTGCTGAGATTGTCCTTAGTAACAACTAAGAAGTCTAACTCTTCAAGAACTTTTGATAGTTTGTTAGTTACGTTCATTGTTTTGGTGGCTTCCCCAGCCAAGTTTTTGTTAAATAGGTTAGTCATACCTACCTACTTATAAAAGGCCCTACCAGACGAAAACCATCTTTTAACGGTTCTGTGAGATACTTCAAAATGTCTTGCAGCTGCTCTTAGTGAATGAAATTCTTGACCATCTACTATAACAACTTTAGCTAGATGGTGTTCTTTCTTCATCCGTTCAGATTGGGCCGCTCTTGATGCATCGGTCCATACACCTTTTAGTCTTGGTTTTCCCTTTGCACATATTCTGCGATAATAAGATTTAATCGCATCATTCTGTTTACGCATCTGTTCGTCTGTGTTTTTTCTTCCTGCAAGCAACTCACTTGATTTAGTAGAATACTCCTTTCGTAGCCTCTCAAAAGTCGAGCTACCTAGAATACCTCTATTAGCATTCATAAGCCTGAATGCATACGTCATTTCTGTATTGCGGTATATTTTCCATAATAAAAAATGAGCAATGTAGTGTTCCTTAGCAGTAAGATAAACGATATTATCGTTCTCATCAGAGCCGCCCATAAATTTTGGTACAACATGATGACCTTCAGTATAAACACCGATAGGCTTCTCTTTTTTACCATAATTTCTTATGAGTTCATCATAATGGTATTTGTAGTTCATTTTGGTTCCTTTTATAAGTATCTGCATGTCGCCATGCAGTTCAGACTATATCTTATACACTTTTGTGTATCCTCGCGCTTCCACCTGACATTTAGGTGTACTCCTTTCGGATAGTCGTTACACGTTCCCCTTTTTAAGGGCTTCGCTCGGTATTGTCTCAGGGAGAGTTCCACCGAATTCACGAGGTTTTACTACGGCACGTTTTGGGGAAACTACCGTAGAAATGCACCATGTTTTGTGCTTTAGCTGCCTTAGCTAAGTCTTCCCAAGTTAGGTTTGCATCTCTTAACGCACGAATGTTAATAAACTCTGGATCATTTACAGTATACATAGCAACAAGGTCATAAAGCCTGTTTTTCCTATCAGTGGCTAGTACATTGCTTGCCTCGGAAATACTTCTATCTCTTGTTGATAGTCCAATGATCTGAGCACCAGAAGATGACGCATCATTCTCGATCATAAGTCTTGTCTGATAGGTAGATAACTTGTCATTCCTAGAAGGATATGTTTGGCCATTAGCAGAAATTCTTCTGATATTTGGATTCTGAGCAATTACAGAACCTCTGTCAAAAGCGTGGTCATTTCCAACAACAAATGCGTTTCTTACATTAGGGTCCGCATTGTTATACTGTCTAAGCATGAATGCTTCTCTGTCTCTGTGAAACTGCTCTGTTTGTCCACCATATCTTTCGATTAATCTTTCCTTTTGTGCATAACTTAAATCACCGGGCCTTAGCTCAAACCCGTTTTTTCTTGCCCAAGCAATTGTTTCAGGTTCTTCCCAAAATTCATGATAAACCACTTGAGGTCTAAATTCCTCAACTCTTCTTTGTACTTCTAATACATTTTGAGGGGTGTGGTCTTCACCAAAAAAGGTTCTGTTATAACCAGAAGAAAAATCTCCGTCAACATGACGATTGATTCTGGCATACTCAAGAGCCATTCTAGCCATCTTAGGGACTTCTTTCCCTTCAAGTCCTTTAATCAATGGGTGTTCAAGGAATTCACGAATTCTTCTGTCTCGTTGAGTTGTTGAAAGCATGATCTCACCAAGCTCAATAATCTTTTCTCTATTCCTTTGGAAGATTGCTCTTCTACCAGCTTGAGTTAAGGCTTCTGTGCCGGGTCCGATAAGAGCACCCATTTGAATCTGAAGCTCATCTAGTGCTTCTGGCGAGAGAGAATAAGCTCTGTTAGAATTAAGAAACGGTCTTGCCACTTCACCACCAGTAGGTGTTAAGTAACCTCTGTGATAAACTCGTCCACGAGAGTCAATATAAGCGTTAGTTCTGAAAGGTTGCCCTCTTTGTCTATGATATTTAGCAGTTGAAACCAGACCATAGCCACCTTCGCCTCTGCTGATAATCTCTTGTCTAAACTCGTTAATAGAGTCATAGTACTTAGAATTACCACGAGGGTCTCTGAACCTGAGTAGATAATCCATGAAATCAACAAACTCGTCGTCAACTCTGTATTGCACATTCATGACGTGATTAAGCATATTAGCAAAGTCTCTGTCAATTTGATTTGCATCAAAATCAGCAAATTTACTTTGAGAAATAATTGGGATACCTGTGTTCTTACCTCTTGCATCAAAGTAAGTCTTATGACCTGCCTTTACGTATAGACGGTCTCTTTCATTCACATTACCAATTCTTCTACTTATAAACAGTCTTCTGGCAGTCTCTTGAAGCTCCCTTACTTGTTTATCAACAACAATAACTTCTCTTGAGATTGTATCTCCCCAACCTCCGCTGGCTCTGCCTGTATCGACATCGATCACACCTCTTCTTGTAACACCTCTGAATTGAATTTTGATAATGTTATTATCTCTGAGATATTCAAGAATCCTCGAACCTTCTGCATGATAGTCTCTTAGACTTGAAGAAGTAAACGGTGTTAACTGACCAAGGTCTCTGTGTAACTTCTTACCGATATTGATAGCAAGAGTGTCATAATCTGTTGAATTACCTTCAGCAATTAATTTCATAATACCTGATAAAGACTTAATTGACTTTTCATTAAAGACTTTACTACTTGGCTTTTTTCTTATATTTAAAAACTCAAAGTCTAATATAAAACGATATGTTTCTCGTATTTTAGCCATTTGTTTTGTAATCCAAGCATCAGACGGTTCTCTCTTGTTTAACTTTTTATAAAGATTATAAGCCTTAGAGAATACTGGAAACTCTTTATTAAGTCTTGAAACGATCTTTTTCTTAGTTGGGTATCGATCTAAGAACCTTGCAAAGTAAGTTCTCATAGGGGATCTCCCGGATAAGAAAATCCTTCTTGCAAGCCTGCGGCCCTCTTTCTGTTCCCAACTATCTAAGATTCTTTGATCTCTCAGTAGACGTGAAGAAAGATCATCGAAATCATAATAAGTACCAAATACCTGCGCTTGTGGTCTGCCACCCTCTCCTGTGATATACCTTGCAAACACCTCAGATCTTTGTCTAGATCTTGTATCAAGTAGTCTTGAAGTGTTTTGAACTGCAAACCTGTTTTCTGCACGTAAAACAGATGCAACATCATCCCAGGGGGTTTTGTCTCTCATATATCGTTCAAACACAACCCGGAGATTTTCAACAATTACTGTTTGTTGATTAACTGAAACACGGTCTTCAAGTCTATTAGCAAAGTCCTCAATAAAGTCCTTTTGGTCTCTTGTAAGGGTTTTAGACGCTCTCATAAAGTCAATTCGTTCTTGCAACAAATTAAAATCAGGGGCATAAATATTAGTGTTGGTAATCTCACCAGTAAAGGGATCTTCACTGTGGTTTCTTTCATCGAAGGTGTTACCATAGCGCCTTCTTGATGCTTGTTTACCAACGAGGGAAGTACCTCTGTAGTCGGTAAGAGATAAAGTCTTATTAAAGTCTAAAGAGTCAGAGATAAACATAGATAGTAGTTCATCTCTCCTAGATGGATTATTAATAAGAAAAGAAGGTCTTGATGCCCTGATAACTGTATCTCTGTCAGTGACATTTACTTTACCAAAGTACGGTGCGGTGACTTCAGCAGCTCTTCGTCTAAGAGCAGCAATAGAAAGAAGCTCGCCTGTTTTACTTACAAAGTCATCATATTTAAGAGTACCAAGTCTGAATAAGTTGGCTTTCTCTTCAGAACCTAAAATTCTTGTTTGAATAGCCATTGATTGTCTTCGTAACCACTCACCAAAAGATTCTTGTGGTGGTGTTCTACCAGATAATTGATTATCCGCTGTTTCCTTAAGATTTCTACGTTTAATCCTCGCAGAGTCTGTTTCAAGCAACTGATCTTTAGATTTGACTACAGGAATTAAGGTAGATCTACAATTCCAATGCAGAGGAGGTCTAAACCTTGCATCATCGACATCGTATACTTTACCATTATGATAAGAACAAATAGCGCTAGTTTTACCATCTAAGATGGCAGTAAACATGTAGCCAGAGATAATATCTTTGTTTCTTTCTACTACATTAATAAGGGCAGTAGACTGAGTGCTTGTAATAGCGGTTCTAGTAAGGGTGCGTGCCTGATGCTCAGATAGCTTAGTTGTTGATAATACGTCTGAAATAATGTCATTTCTTGATCTTCCTCTTGATAACCCGAGATTAACCTTGTTTTGGATTCTTACAAGCTCACCGGCAGAAATATTTTGAATATTGCCTGCGATAGTGTTATCACCCCTAATAGCATTTCCGGTTATTTGGGCAAGGATTTCTCTGGATCTTGGTCTCTGTACATTAAAGAAAGAACCAACGGATTTGTTTAAGTTACTTGTATGAAAGTCTAACTGAGAAGTAGAGAATTCTCTCATTGCAGTTTCTTGATGAACTTGAAGTTCTCTTGAAAACCGTCTCATTTCTCTTTCTAAGTTTGCACGTAGATCGCCACGTAAAAGATCTCTTAGGTTTGATCTATGTCGAGAAAAAATCCGTCTATTTTGAACCTGAACACTCTCTTCATATAACCTTACGTCTGTCATATGGTCTACGATTCTGTCGTATATATCATCATTAATAGCCATCTAGTACCCTCTTGAGTAGTAAGTTTAAGCTTCTGTTTCCATAACATCAAGTTGTGGTTGGTTTTGTTGACTCCCGGCGACAAGTGAGTCTGTCTGAATTTCAGCAATAGCTGATTCATCGTCATAGTCTGCAGGAAGGAAATCATTATATTTTGCAATATTGAGAAATACAGAACGAGGGATAAACCCTTCTCTGTACCATTCTGTAACGAGTCTCATTGAACCCTCGCCACCAACAATCGGTGAGAAGTCTGCGGACATCTGGAAGTTAATATCGTTTCCTGTGTAATACCTGTTGTATTTCCAATTCAGCATAAATGCAATAATCTCTCTCATAGTAGAGGAGATCTTAGCGTTAAGTGACCCGAGTTGAGCTGTCTGAGATGCATTCCTGATTTCTAAAGCAACACCTGAAGCAGCTTGTTCCGGGGATAACATCCTAATACCCATCTTAGCCATATCTTCAACAGTTTCTTTAATAGATCTGTCCATATCAGAAAGAGCCGCTGTGGGTGTTTGTAAAACAGAAATATCTTCGTCTTTACGGACCCTGAGCCAAGTACCAAGGCCAGCGTTTACAATCTCTTGAAACTCATCATCAGACATATCTGATTTTACAATCGGAGTATAAGTAGCTGCACCATATAGAAGGTGGTTTCTTCTTGAGATTTTATTATAAAGAGAAATCTCTCTGTCAATTAGAGGCATTAACACTGGTTCGATCGGTTCAATCTGTCCGTTTAAAGGCCATGCTGGAATCTTAGGGACACGCTCTCCCCACATAGTAGGATAAACTGTATCATACTTAACAAATTTAGCTTCAGTGAGCCTGTCTAAGAACTCACGAGAAACTTCACCATTTAAGATTTTTACATTATCTGCTTGATATTCTCTTTTGTAGTAATCAATAACAAGGCCACCAGATTCATCAAGGTAATGGTCTGCTACGACATCTTGATATTCGGGGTGCCAAGGGTTTTCAACATCAGTATATTCTTCAACAATATAACGAGTTACAAACCTTGTGATAGACTTTATTCGTGTAATTGGATGAATACTTGTTTGATAATTGATTACATTTTCTGCTTTAATCACAACAGGATAAGGGGACACAACCTCTTTATCCTCAGTAGACATAGCTTCCCATTCTTCTATAGCGATATTAGGATAGTCTACATAAACCCAACACCGGGATGTTTGTAGTTCTTCCCACAACGCTGTATCTAGAAAGTTAAAAAGACCTCTACCGTCGAGTGTAAAGTTAGTTTCAATCCAATCTATAGCATCTTCAGGAAGGTCTTCTGGTAGTGTTAACTGAGACTTTTTCCTGAGAAGTGAGGTAATTAACACCTTACAGTACTGAGCAACTAATCCGGGAAGTTCTGCTTCTTTCTTATAAAACTCATATTGTTCTTGAGTCATAGAAGGAGAAAAAGGGATAAGAAGATTGTCTTTATCTCTTACGAATTCATCGTGAGCTTTTGCATTATCCTCACCTTGTAGTACAGCTCTTGCTTTTTTCCAGAGAGGCTTTAATGAGTGATAACTATCACTAGGGTCAGCTACAGACTTTTTAGTTGGTTTAGCAGCTTTAATCAGTTGAGCCATAATAAGTCTCTCCTATAAGTTAATA